TGGCACATATGCAAGAGCATTTAGGTTTAAAATATCGTCAACAGGTTGAGCAAATTATTGGATTTCCGCTTCCAGCGGAGGGGCAAATTTTGCCTCCTGAACAGGAAGCGATGCTCGCCCAAGCTACTGCCCAAGCAACAGCACAGGTATCCCAAATGGCCCAGCAGATTGCAGGAACAGGTCAATTTGACCCAATCGTACAGTTGAAACAGCAAGAACTGCAAATTCAACAACAGGAAGTTCAACGTAAAGCGATGGCAGATCAAGCGCGTAATCAGCTTGAGGCCGCTAAACTTCAACAAGATGGCGAACTTAAAAAGGCTGAAATTTCTTCGGATGAAGATATTGCTGCACTCCGCGCAAACGTCACTTTAGCGACAAAGAGGTAATTATGGCTAATACACGTGTAAAAGATTTAATGGCGATGATTGAGACTGAATTAGATCCTGATCAGTTAGAGGTTTTAAAATTCGATCTAGCTCAAGCTTTGGGTCAAAAAGACGTTGGTGTTACTCCGAGACCGGGTAAAAAGAACGGCGTTAAAAGACGTTCAGGTGGCGGTTCTGAGATGACAGACAAACAAAAGAAATTTGCTGCGTTAGCGGAACCGAAAGATAAAATCACTTATGCTGATAAACTTGCAGGTGCTGGTGTAAAGCAAGCAAGAGACGGAAATTACGGTGGTAGCGGTGACGGAGATGAAGTTCTTGCTGCGGGCCGTTCAAGAGGCGGTCGTAAAGCGATCGGCGGGACAAAGTTTTCGGGGCTTTTTTAGTGGACCTTATTAGCTATTTGCTAGAAAAAATTGAAAAACGACAGGCAGAAATTAGTGAAACGCTAATGTCGAATGGGGTGTCTTCTATAGAGGACTACCAGCACTATATGGGCCGGGTTTCTGCTCTCGGTGAAATAGAACAACTTCTTAAAGAAACGCGAAAGCGTATGGAGACTGCCGACGATGACTAAAAGGTTATACGTTCCTGACCGTGTAATAGAGGAACGCCGAGCTGCTAAAATTGTTGAAAACAACAAAGCAGAATCGCAAAAGAAAAAAGATTTGTTAAATCCTGCTACTTTTGCTTTATCAGATGAGCAAGCGGATGATTCACGTTCTGCATTAGAACGTCTTCCAAAGCCAACTGGCTGGCGTATCCTTATTCTTCCATATACTCTGCCTCAATCTACTAAAGGCGGTGTTATCCTTTCCGATGAAACGCGTGAGCGCAATCAATTAGCAACGAATGTTGGTTACGTTGTTAGTTTAGGGCCAGACGCGTATAAGGACGAGGGTAAATTCCCCGACGGTGCTTGGTGCAAAGAAGGCGACTGGGTAATGTTTGGTCGTTACGCTGGTTCTCGTTTTAAAATCGATGGCGCAGAGCCTCGGTTGTTAAACGATGATGAAATCCTCGCGGTTATTGAAGATCCCCGCGATATTATTGCAGTTTAGGAGGCATTTATGTCTGATGTAAAAGAACGGGAAGAGGTCGCGGAAGAGGCCGAAAACCTAGAAATTGAAATTGAAGAAGAGGTCGCGGAAGGGGAGCAACAAGAAGCTCCCGAACAAGCGGCTTCGGATGAGGAGCATGAGCAATATTCGGAGGGTGTAAAAAAGCGTATTGATCGCCTAACGTACAAGATGCGAGAAGCTGAGCGTCGTGAACAGGCTGCTTTAGACTTCGCTAAAAAACTCAAAGATGAAAATGAACAACTTAATAAAAACTACACTGAAAGTGCAGCAGCGTTCGTAACTGAATCTGAGGGTCGTATAAAAAGCGAATTAGCTGAGGCTAAACGTGCTGTTAAGCTGGCTTACGAAGAAGGCGATTCTGAAGCTCTCGCGGATGCGCAGGAACTTGTTTCTCGTTTGGCTGTTGAAAACGATCGAATTTCACAAAACGGAGTACGTTTAAAACAAGAACAAGAGTCCGCTTCGCCTCCGGAAGAGGTCCAGCCCCCTGCTCAGCAACAAACACCTGCCGATCCAAGGGCTCAAAAATGGGCATCGGATAACGAATGGTTCGGAAAAGATGAAGGGATGACCTTTACAGCATTCTCTATTCATCGTAGACTGATCGAAGAAGAGGGATTTGATCCTGCTTCAGAAGATTATTATGCTGAGATAGATTCTCGCATACGAAAAGAATTTCCTCATAAATTTGAGGAACAAAGATCAGGACAACGGAAACCCGCCCAGACTGTTGCTCCTGCTAACAGAAATGTAAAAACCGGGCGCAAGACAGTTCGTTTGACTCAAAGTCAAGTGGCTATCGCTAAAAAACTCGGTGTTCCACTTGAGGAATATGCGAAACACGTGAAGGAGGCTTAAATGTCTGAAATAAACAAAAGAACTCCTCGCGCTTCCGAAACTCGCTCTAAAAATGAGCGCAGGAAACCTTGGAAACCAGCTTCATCTTTAGAAGCACCGCAGCCGCCTGAAGGCTATAAATTCAGATGGGTTCGAACAGAAATTCGTGGTGAAGAAGACCGCAAAAATGTATCTGGTAGAATCCGCGAGGGGTATGAGCCTGTTCGTGCAGAGGATTACCCAGATTTCGACGCGCCAACCATTGATGATGGTCGGCACGCAGGAGTCATCGGTGTAGGTGGGTTGATGTTAACAAAGGTTCCTGAAGAGATTGCTGAAAGTCGCACAGAATATTTTGAACGGCAAACAGCCGATCAAATGACGGCGGTGGACAATGATCTTATGAAGGAACAACATCCTTCCATGCCTATAACAAAAGATAGGCAGTCTCGTGTAACCTTTGGTGGTCCTAACACTGATTAGGCCGCTTAACTTTAGCCCTTCTAGGAGGACAAAATGGCAAATAACGATTTTGCTTTTGGTCTAAGACCAGTCCGTACTTTGGGTGGTACTGCGAACTTCACTGCGAACGAGTACACTATTCCGTCAGGCGCTTCTAACGCTATTTTCCAAGGTTCCTTGGTAATTATGCATGCTGATGGTGATATCGACATTGCAGCCGGATCTTCGGCTGATATTGTCGGTGTGTTCAATGGTTGTTTCTATACCGACCCAACTACGAAAAAGCCTACCTTTTCCAACTTTTATCCCGGTAGTATCGCAGCTAGCGATATCGTCGCACAAGTCTACGACGATCCTCGTATTGTATTTGAAGTACAGTGCGATGGTACTCTCGCGGCTACTGCAGTTGGAGAAAATGCTGACACTACTTCAACGACCAGTGGGTCAACAGTAACTGGACTTTCTTCTACTGAGATTTCGTCCACTACTGGTGCTTCTACTGCTCAGTTGCGTATTATTGGCATCTCTAAAGATCCTGACAACAGTGACACCGGTTCTGCAAATACGAATGCATACGTTTTGATTAACGAGCATGCGTATACGCAGACTGCTGGCACGTAATAGGGGAGCTAGATAATGCCTATTTCACGCGCACAACTAGCTAAAGAGCTTGAGCCCGGTCTCAATGCCCTCTTTGGCATGGAGTATGGTCGTTACGAAAACGAACATGCTGAAATCTTCGACACAGAATCTTCGGATCGAGCGTTTGAAGAAGAAGTGATGTTGACCGGTTTTGGTTCAGCACCAACAAAAAATGAAGGTGGAGCGGTAAACTTTGATTCAGCTCAAGAATCATTCACCTCTCGCTACACCCACGAGACCATTGCTTTGGCTTTCTCAATTACTGAAGAAGCCATTGAAGATAACTTGTACGACCGTTTGGCGTCTCGTTATACTCGCGCACTGGCTCGTTCGATGGCTCACACAAAGCAAGTTAAGGCTGCTAATGTCCTTAACAATGCTTTTTCCTCCAGTTTTACTGGGGGCGACGGCAAAGAGCTTTGTGCAACTGACCACCCGCTTTCTGGCGGTGGTACGTTGCGAAACGAGCTTTCTACTGCGTCTGACCTAAATGAAACGTCACTTGAACAGTCGCTAATTGACATCTCCGCGTTTATTGATGAGCGTGGGTTGAAAATTGCTCTTCGCGGCATGAAGTTGATTGTACCTCCTGCACTTCAATTTGTTGCAGAAAGGTTGTTAGCTTCTACACTGCGTACAGGTACTGCTGATAATGATGTAAATGCGCTTCGTAGTAGAGGTATGTTGCCTGAGGGTTATGTTATTAACCACTTCCTTACGGATACAGATGCGTTTTTCATTAAGACAGACGCACCTAACGGATTTAAGCATTTTGAACGTGCTCCCATCCGTACCCAGATGGAAGGTGACTTTGATACCGGAAACATGCGGTTCAAGGCTCGTGAGCGCTATAGCTTCGGGTTCTCTGATCCACGTTGTGTATTCGGTTCACCGGGAGCGTAAAGCTTCGAAACATTTGATCAAAGGGCGGCTTTTCAGTCGCCCTTTTTTCGTTTATAGTAACTACGTCCCTGACAGCTTTGGCTGACACTTGCCGCGACAGGAGTATAAAATGGCAAAAACAACCTTTTCAGGTCCAGTACGTTCTCAGCGCGGGTTTACCGCGCAGGGCGCTAATGCGATGGTAAATATCACCGCAGAAACCACTCTTACCTATGACGATCATGTCGGGCGTATCATTAAGGTAAATGATGCAGACGGTGCGATCACCCTTCCCACAATCACAACGGACACGCTTGGCGCTCGTTATACGTTTTTTGTAGGCACAGACTCTACAGACTGTGACATCAAAACAGACGGCACAGACAAGTTTGTTGGCTCTCTGGAAGTTATGGGCGGCAGTAACGCCTCCTCAACTTTTGTACCGGGCGCAACCAACGATGTCATTTCGATGAATGGCTCCACCACTGGCGGCGACAAGGGTTCTTACGTTGAGGTCACTGCAATCGAAGACAATGTATATCTTGTGCAGGGCGTTCTTGTAGGATCGGGCAGCGCGGCAACACCGTTCGCTGACAGCTAATAGGAGGTTGCGATGGCAGGCTCCATTTTTGCTAAAACAGCGACCAGTACAGGTTTGCTGATTGGCGGTAGGACTCGTCTTAAATCTTTCGTCATACGAAGCGCTAGTAGCGGTAGTCCTGCTGCTGTGTTTAGAACTGGCGGGGGGTCTGGCACAACGCTACTAACAATGACTTTTGTAGCAGGAGACGATACTCAAATTAATATTCCAGATAATGGAATAATTTTCGAAGACGGTTGCCATGTTACTCTTACGAACGTAGATTCAGTTACAGCGTTCTTTGGATAGAATATGGCGCGTAAAAAAGCGAAAATGCCGCCAAGAAACAAAAAGAATTTCCGCTCCACGAAGTCTGGGGCGGGGATGACTAGGGCTGGGGTTGCTGCTTATAGGCGAGCGAACCCCGGTTCGAAATTAAAAACAGCTGTAACAGGAAAAGTGAAGAAGGGCAGCAAAGCAGCTAATCGTCGTAAGTCATTTTGCGCTCGCTCTGCTGGTCAGATGAAAAAGTTTCCTAAAGCAGCAAAGAATCCTAATTCACGGCTGCGCCAAGCTCGTAGAAGGTGGAAGTGTTAATGAAGGCCGAAGAAGTTCTAAAACTGTTAGAAAAGCACGAAGCAGACTGCAGCAGTCGGTATGCTGATATACAAGATAAATTAAAGTCCCTTGATAATCGAATGTGGGGGTTAATGATTTTGGTCGTATTAGCTGCGGGGTTGGAGCAACTTATCTGATGGTAATTGGTCGCTCACAAATGCGGCAACAGGTTTCTAAGCCGCCACAAAAACGTAAATGGAGCGCAAAACGAAAAAAATCTGTAGATTGTAAACGGCCACGTGGGTTTAGTGAGCGAGCACATTGTGCCGGGAGAAGAAAAAATGCACGTAAAAAAAGTTAAAAAGGTCATAAAAGGTTTAAAAAAAGCATCTAAACTTCATGCAAAGCAAGCGCGGTCTTTAGGAACTTTAGTAAAAAATAAAAAATTTAAAAATTACGGGAAAAAGAAGAGGAGCTCGCGACGTGCCTAAAGATGCTTGTTACCGAAAAGTTAAAGCTCGCTATAAGGTCTTCCCATCAGCGTATGCGTCTGGAGCGATTGCTAAATGCCGAAAAGTCGGAGCAGCTAACTACGGAAACTCTAAAAAACGTAAAAAATCGTCTTCTAAAGTCGCGAGAGCGGCTGGAGGTGGCTATGGCAAAGCACTGGAACGTGCAGCGAATAGTAGAAAAAGAGCTAGCTCTCAAAAAAATGTTGCACGAGGATGCGGAAAAGTCATGCCGGACAGAAGAAAAGTAACAAAATACGCTTGAGGTTCTTATGGCTGTTCGGAAAACAAAAGCGGGTCTTGCTTTAAAAAGGTGGTTTAAAGAAGATTGGAAAGATGTACGCACTGGCAAGAAATGTGGCAGAAAGAAGGGTGAAAAGCGCGGAACTCCTTATTGCCGTCCTTCTAAGCGTATTTCCTCTAAAACTCCTAAAACAACAGGAGAGTTGTCGGCTTCCGAAAAAAGAAGTAGGATACGTCAGAAAGTAAAATTAGGCCAACCCACAAAAGGCAAGCCTCGTAATGTAAAGGCTTTGAGAAGAAAAAGGAAAAAATCATGAAGAAAAAAGGAATGGCTAAAGGCGGCGTAGCTGGCGGTGTTAAAAGACGCGCTAAAGGCGGCGCAGCTGGCGGCGTAATGGCTGAAGAACTTAACCCCGGTAAAATTGTTGATGTTTCGGCAATGGCAATGGGTGGTCCTGCCGACGAAAAAATGGTCGCACGAATGATGGGCGGTGGTCGTCCTAAAGGTATGGCCAAGGGTGGAGCAGCTGGTGGCGTTCGTCGTAGGGCGAAAGGCGGTTCTGCAGGTGGTCTTAATTCTGCGATTAAAAGAGTAAAAGCCGGAAAATAAATTGCCATATCTTCAGAGTAATATCACGCACTTTAAATGTTGGGTGCGGCGGGAGTACACGCATAACCATATGAAATATCACGGCGAGTTTTTACACGCCATGGCGATTGCGGTGACGACTATGCCGAGTCGTTGTTTGAGTTTTCAAATGTTGTTTACAGGATTTGAGGTGGACGAAGAGTCAGACGAACAGAACGTTCATGGTGGTGCCATGTGGGCGAGAATGCCTATAACTGCCTTAGTCGGTGATACGCCACTAGAAAAGTGGCCAGAACCGATGC